GCGCTGGCCCATCGCCTTCATCGAGGCCATCCCCGTCGGCGCCGATCTCTCGCGCGTCTCCTGGGCCTTTCTCCATCGCATCCTCACCGACCAAACCATCACCCCGGGCATCACCCATCCCCTCGTCGGCGACGCTGTCAGCAACGTCGCCGACATCATGAAACGCCTCGCCGATGGACATGAGGTGCCCGAGAGCACCCTCCAGAGCGCCCGGAGCGCCGCCTGGAGCGCCGCCTGGAGCGCCCGGAGCGCCGCCCGGAGCGCCGAGAGCGCCGCCTGGAGCGCCGCCCGGAGCGCCGAGAGCGCCATCGAGAGCGCCCAGAGCGCCGCCCGGAGCGCCCGGAGCGCCGCCTGGAGCGCCCAGAGCGCCGCCTGGAGCGCCGCCCGGAGCGCCCGGAGCGCCCGGAGCGTCGCCGAGAACGCCCAGAGCGCCGTGACCGACGAGGGCGCGGCCTACGTCGCGATGAGCCGCGTGCTCCTCGAGCTGCTCGTAGCAGCACCCGTCCCGTGCGAGGACGCATCATGAGCGCGCCCCTCATCCTCGCCCTACTCACCACCGCCTTATGGATCGGAGTTAACACCATCAGCAGCCAGCAGCAGAGCATCTGCACGCTGCAAGCGATCGAGGTCACCGCGGCGAGCATGACCTACCACTTACAATGCCCCACCAATCCCGACGATATCGGCGACGTCAACCTCGATCCTGGAATGGTCGTCGTCGATTCGCTCGGACGCAAGACCACGCTGAGGCAGCGCATCCGTGATGCTTGGGCACAATGCGCGCCCGACCCGAAAACGCCGCGCTTCAATCGCGATCACGCCGAAGCATGTCTCGAACACGCTATCATCACCGGAGAGGACCTACCCTAGGCCGCCTGATGAGTCCGACGATCGGACGAAACGCCGCTTCGGCGGCGTCGCGGGAATTACGCAACCAGCTCAAAGGAGCACCATGCAGAAAATCAATGGCCAGCGCGTCTGGGCTCGGCTCTGGGCAGAGGGGGAGACATGGGAACGCGAGTGATGGAGCGGCATGCGCATGGAGAGGCAGAATTCCGCGCGTCGGTCGACCGGCTTCTCGGACCGGGAACCGACGTCGCGGATGTCGTGGTGTCGTTCGCCCGTAAGGGTGGACTGCCGCAGTGCGCTTTTTGCCATGCACCGTTACCGCTACGTCTCGTTCTCGAGCGGCGCGCAAACGAGGCCCGCTACTGCTCGCCGCAACACCAGCGCAAGGCGCAACGTGAGCGCGCTGCAAGGAGAAAATCATGAACATGCACGGCCCCGCACTCGCCTCGGCGACATTGCGCTGCTCGGAATGCGGCGCCCTCGTCCATTTAACGAACGACGACAGCGAGCACGTCATTGCCCTGCTTCGTGGACTCATGGCGCCGGTTCGGCGCATGCGATTCGTCTGCGGCGCATGCGATTCGTCTGCGACGCACGGAGCGCCGGGAGCGTGGCCAACGCGGTGAGGAGCGCGGCCTACGCGGCGGAGAGCGCGGGCTACGTCGCGATGAGCCGCGTGCTCCTCGAGCTACTCAAGGCCGCACCGGTCTGCTGGCCAAATACGACAGTTCGGTGGCGAGCCGAGTGATCCCGAATACGAGTATGCCCATCGTAATGGTGAAGCGCCGTCTCCTCGATCTCTTCTGCGGCGCTGGAGGTGCAGCGCGCGGATACCAGCGTGCTGGGTTCTACGTCGTCGGTGTCGACATCAATCCGCAGCCTCGGTACGCGGGCGACGAGTTCCACCGAGCCGACGCGATGACGTTCCCGCTCGACGGGTTCGATGTGATACATGCGAGCCCGCCATGCCAGGCGTACTCGGTGACGCGTTTCACGCATCCGCACGTAAAACACCCTGAGCTTATCGTACCGACGCGTGAGAGACTTCGCGCATCCGGTCTTCCATACGTAATCGAGAACGTCATCGGTGCGCCTCTCGAAGCCCCGATCATCCTCTGCGGCACGATGTTCGGTCTTCGTGCCATTGACACGGATGGGAAAGAGCTATTCCTCAAACGTCATCGTCTTTTCGAGTCGAACGTATGGCTGAACATGCCGACGCATTGTACCTGTGGCGACCAGACCGTTCGGTGCGGAGGAGTCTATGGCGGAGGTCCATCGAACAGGAACAAAACCAAGAACGAGACTCGGGGTCGGGGAGGATACGCTCCGTCTCACGCCGTTCGTCGTGCGCTTCTTGATACGACTTGGATGGTCGGCAAGGAAGTGAATCAAGCGATCCCTCCAGCTTATTGCGAATGGATCGGCGCGCAACTCATGTCTGCTTGCGAGTTCAAGAATTCTATATCCGCTGCACAAGAGGAGACTGTCGATGAGTGAAGCGGCGAGCAATATCGTGGATCTCTCGTGCAAGACCGCCGATGTGAACATGTACGGCTGCCTACCTTGTCCGAAGTGCAGCTCGAAGTACCGATGGTCGCGAGACTACGACGGCCTCATTATTTGCCACGATTGCGGTTTTAGTCAACGACCTCGGGCTAAACCCCGAGGCTTGGATTAATACCCCAAGCCCATATTGACCAGGGTCAGTGGTCCCCGCACCACTACGTTCAATGCAAGCAAACGACCAACGTCCAAATACTTCCTCAGTTTGGACCACTTGAAGCTCACAGAGCAGACACGCCGAGTCAGGCACGAAACGGCTGTGAGCACTTAAATAAGGCTGGCTACGAACTTTCCCGAGGGGAGCGAGATTTCTTAAAAAAATCTCCGTCACTAGGCCCGTGCTGTTCCTCCCCGGCCTAAACGCCGAGGTTTCCGCAGCGTAATTTGATGAACGTATGACAACGACACTTGAACCCCCCCTCTCGAGGAGAAACCTTGGACGAAACCGATACCGCCGCCAAAACAAAGCCCCTGAAGCTCTCGCGCATTCAACGGGCACGCCGCCTTATTGAGGCCGCTGACGCGATCGAAGACGAGTTCGTGAGCATCCGAACGCGCCTCATTTCGATTCTTCCTCCGTCGCGCTATCTCAACGCGTCGCTGAAACGCATCGATGCCGCCCGCGACTCGGCAGTCAATGCGCTCTCGGCGCGTGCGGAGTCGCAGGAAGAGACGGGCAGCGAGGAGTAGACTGGGGCACGATACAATGCTTGGTTCGAGAAAGTCCCGGGTAGTACATGCCCCGGGACTTTCTCGTTTCAGAGCGTTGTGATCAGAGCGTTGTGATCGTAACGACGACACCTTCGGGATGATCGGCGTCGACGTAGCGCTTCTGGGTTCCGTCGAGGCCCACGACGAGCGAATCATCCTTCAGAAGCCCCCCGGCGACGAGCGGATCCAAAACGGCGCGCACAAGCTTGTCGAGTCAAAGGTCTGGCCGGGAATCCGGCCAGACCGCTCTCCTTCGTGACTTCGGACGTCGCAGCCAGAATACCGCAGCGACGTTGACCGGCGTGTCAATCGGTTCGCGTAGCGCGTAAGAGGCACAGCGCGCGGCATCCTGAGTCGCGGATGACCATGCTGCAAACGCTTTGCGGGCTGGTCCACGCCGAGCTGGGAGCATGATTGCACGATCTCCGCGGATCGCGGCAGTCAGACTTCCCTTCGGCATGGGTGTTCCACGCACGGTGAACGAGATAGTCACCGAAGCGACGCAAGGCAGAACTCGCGCAGGTCTGGCGGAATGCCGCTCTCGGGCGGCGGGCATTCGATGACCTCGCGACGTACGCGCTTGCGGATGCGCGCCTTTTCGGCGTCGTTATCCGTCGCGACGTATTCTTCGCGGAACTTCGCGAGCTCGGCGATCATGATGGCGTCCAGCTCGCTCGTCGGAACGAACACGCCTTGAGGACGCGGCGGTGTCCAATCGCGTTCGAGATGCCATCCCGCGGTCGCCGAGACCAGTAAGAGCAGCAACAGCACGGCGGCGACCGCGATCGGAGGGTTCGTGATAAGCCTCTTCAGGCGCGTTCTCACGGGGTCCTCCAGCCCCGAGTCGACGTCGAGTTCATCCGTTCCCCAGCCTTCTCGGCGCGGCGTTGGGCGCGCTTGCGAAGCGCCTCCTCGACGCGCATCTTGCGGGCTCCGTACCAGCACCAATACGCCGTGATCCCTGACTCCCGAGCGGCGCGGATACGGTGCTTGGTCTGCGCGGCCCCCACCGCCAGTAACGTGGGGAAGTCCTCGACCTCGTCCCACAGCTCGAAGACGATCTCCCACTCGCCATACTCGAGCCAGCGGCGGTCTTGCCGACGGGCGTTCTTCCAGACATCGGCGACCTGGAGCCACTTACCATCGCCAGTCGGCTTCGGCGCCGGAAACAGCGTCCTCATCGGCGCGCTCCGGCCGCCCAGGGTCCGGCACGCTGCGCCTGCGACCTCCACGGCGGCGCTGGCGGCGTGTGGTACGCATCGGCGAACGCCTTGAAGTCCCACGGGTTCAGCAACGGCCTTTCCCCGCCGGCGGTCCAGGCGTCGTGCAGCGCCGAGAAGTACCCGCCGACGCCCATATCCCGCCAGAGCGGCGACGCGGCGATCGACGAGAGACCGGCCGCAAAATGCCGAGCCGTGGCAAGGTTCCGGCCCTCGTCGACCGAGCAGTTGGCACATTTCCAGACGCAATATCGGGCGCAGACGATGCGCTCTTCGGGGCCGAGCTCCCCGAGAGACCGGTGCCATAAGGGCCCGACGGCATCCCGGACCGCGGCGCGCCAGACCTCCGGGTCCGGCTTGGGTTTCGGCGGCTTCGAGGCGCGCTTTCGCCGCGACCCCGACGCTAGCGCGTGAGAACCGACATCGACGGCAGCGAACAGGACGCCCTGCTCTCTCGTCCCTGCCGTCGTTTCCCTGGCGCCTTTGGCGCTTACCAGCGGCGGCGGGTTCGATGGCGCCGCAAGCGCCTCGGACCCCTGAGTGTTCGAAGAACACGAAGGGACGGGAGACGAGGACGAAGTCCGAGTCTCCTTCACACTAGACCCTTGTGATCTGCGCGCGCTCGCACGTGAGAGGGTACTAGACTGGTACTGTGGTGGTACTGAATTAGGCTGTTTATTCGAGGCTAGTGGTACTGATTCAGAATTAACGTGGTACTGAGGTGGTACTGAGGATTTGACCTCGCCCATAACGCGCAGCACGTCTTTCGTCTGAAGAGCTTTCCCGCACATACGCTTGAGCATCGCTTGAACAGAGCGCCTTGAGACCTCGTCGGCGCTGGCTTTCACGCCGTCGATCGCGGCGCGAATCATTGCGTCCCGGTTCATGGCGCCTGCCCTCTAAACCACTCCCTGATGAGCGCCTCGCGTCTGTCGGCGACCGCCTCTCGCTGGGCGCTCACGAGAAAAAGCATCCCGCCAGAAGGGAATGCGAATGGGGCTGACGTAATATCGCCATGAAGGTCTCCAGTGGTCCAGAGCCGGGTTCACGTCCGGCTCTTTTCATTTCCAGGCTACTTCGGCGGCCCAGGGTGCGGTCCTATGGCGATTACCGAAGCACGCCGATCAGGTACAGCACCAGCAGAATAAACAGCACGGCCCCAGCTCCCGGCAACGTGTAGCCGCGGAACGGCTCATAGCTGTAGGAGCCGAATCCTCCCACGAGGACCAGGATCAGAATGATGATCAGGAGTGTGCTCATTGGATGATCCTTTCAGAAGAATCGAATAACTGGATTCTCGCCAAGAGGCAAGGCGCTGTCCTGTTGAAAACTTTTTATGTCCTCCACGAGATGATAGTAGTCAGCCTCGATGACGCGCAGGCGCTCGACTTCCTCGAGTAGCGCGCGCCGGTTCTCGCCTGAGCGCATTAACATGCGTGGAAGTTCCGTCGAGTCTTGATCGGGATGGAACGTCATGCCCGCGATGCGCGCCGCGTCCTCGGCGATCAGGCGCCGTGCCTCGGCGAGCTCGAACTCGATGTGATCGGCACTCATAACTTGATCTCCAATTTTTCCGCGATACATGATGGGCAAATCGCCGTCCGAGCTCCCGGAGTCACCGCTGCACGGCGCGGATGTGCTGCGGCGACCACGTTCGCAATTCGCTCAGGTGTCGGCTCAAAACCGAGCAGCTCAATCAGCGTCTTGGCGGCATCCAGAGTCGGTCGATTCAGGGCACGTTCTCTGTTTCGCTATATGCATATTGCACGAGCAACGTTCCCGTCTCGCCGTCGTCGAGCGTGATCGATCCCGTCTGTCCGACGCCAAGGCCAAGCGTAAGCGAGGTGATGTATCCCGATGCCGTGAGCGGAAAGGAGACCGGAACCGGATGGTTCACGGGAGGACTAGGCTGTGGCATGACGGCCATCGCCGTTCCCTGCATGTACGCATAGCTGTTCGCCGGCAAGATCGGTGGTGGATCAACCTGCAAGATGAAGCATCCAACAGTCGGGTACGTCGCTCCAGTGCCGAAGGTATACATGCCGGTGTAGGTGTTCGTGACAATCGTTGTCGGCGCGGGTGAAGGCGTCGCATCCGCATGCCTGAGCGAGGTGCTCGTCGATCCGTAGTAGTCCGCTGCCCACGTATTCGTGTAGGCACTCCCCCAGCTCGCCGGAGCAGTCGAAGCGGTCTGCGAGTAGATCGGCCCTGACGGCATCGAAATGACAGTTCCGTAGCTGGTAAAGCTGATGTACGAACCCGCCGCCGTCGCTGGCTGCGCGAGGCATTCGGGCGCATCTGGAGGCGCTGGAGAGGGACTCGGAGAGGGACTCGGCGTTGCGCTGGGGGCAGGGGTAGGGCTCGGCGACGATGTTGGAGCCGCCAATGGGATTGGCGTGCGTGTAGGCGTCGGAATGGGGCTCTGCGTGGGCGGTGCGGTAGATGCGAACGGCACTGTCGTCGGGCTTGACTGAATACCCGGCGTGAGGGTTGGCGACGATATCACGATCGGCAACGGAGCCGAAACCGAGGAACTGGACACGGGACTAGCGGGGTGCTCAGTGGCGACGGCCGCCTGCGGCACCGAGGAAGAACTTCCTCCCGAGCAGCTAGAGCAAACCGCTGTGGCGATTAGCCCGGCGAACGCGAGTGACGCCAAAGAGCGGTACTCGTCAGCGTCAGGCATCCGCGGGCGCTCTACGACCTCCCGATCACTCAAAGGGGAACTCGGGAGGTGCGACCTCGATCCAAGCCGGATCAGGCTTCGCTCGTTTCAGGAGCGAATACGGCATGTATATTACCGACACGGCAATTCCATCGTAGGCTTCCTCGTCTTTCCTCCGCCGATCAGGTTCCTGGCTCATATCCAGACATACACCGTATGGTCTTCACACAACACGGTCGTCTGGAGGTGCTGCGTTCCATCTTCGTGCGTGTACATGATGTCCGAGACGGAGATCGCCTTGCAGGGCATGTTCGAAACCTTGTGCCATCCGTGCGGCTCCTCCGACGCCTTCGGAGCCGGTTTTGCAACTGCCGGCGAGGGAGCGGCCGGGACCGGCGTCACGAGCGCCAATACGAGAGCGAAGAGTTGAGTGGTCACTGCTGATCCTCCGAAGAAGCATTTTGGAGATCGAGCCGACGGTTCAGTTCGTCGATGATCTTCGAGACGTCGTCCTTCGTGAATCCGACGCTCGATTTCTTTCCGGTGATGAGTTCGTTGATCCCATGCCTGCGCGTGTCATCATATCCGAGCTCGTCGCAGAGCCTGAAATACAGGCCGCGCTGTTCTTCGGACATGACGTCGGAGGCGGATTCATCTCCTGTTTCCCGTGGAACAAGCTTTTCGAGCACCTGCGTGGCACGCGTCTTCCCCGCTGAGGCGATTTCTTTCAAGAGGCGCGCGGCGGCAATCGACTGCTCGATGCTCAGATGTCCACCGGCGTATCCGGAGAAATTCGCTACCAGCCATTTCCCGAGCGTCCCTTCGGGCGAATCAGCTTTCGCGTGCAGCGCGATCAGCTCCGAGTTCGGCACGCGCTCGGGAGGAGGAGGAGTCTCCTCAACATATTCCGCGTCTTGAACTTGATCCTCAAGGTCCTGCGTGAAGATGTCGCTGCAGCCCGTGGCGATCAGTGTCGCCGCGATGAGGGCGCGCTTGTCGGCCATCTTGAGGATCGTGTTCTCGAGTTCGACGACGTCGGGATTCGGAACGCGCCCGACAACTTGAGAGGTGATGCGCTGATCGTATGTTTGGAACTTATTTCCACAGCCGTCGCGCTTCTTAAAGCACAGCCATCCGCCTCCGTACTCAGGCTTCCCCGCGATGATCGCCGGCTTCCCGCAGGACGGACACAGACGCTCCGTCTTGCGCCATCGGTATTTTGCCTCCCAGCTCGAGCAAACGCCCTCGGCCTTGCCGACGACCATCCGATCGTCTTCCTTCGGGCCGGTCTGGCGGTAGATGCGGCAGGAACGACGATAGCGGATGTAGGCCTCGCCTCCATGATCATCGCCGGTGACATCCACGATTGGGGCCTCGGCGTCACTGAACTCGGCATGCAGGCCCATGTTCGCTAATAGCATCTCGGCGCCAGGCTTGAGCAGCGTTGGCTTGGTCCCTGTGCCCGGAATCACGCCATAGTGCAAGTCGACGTCCATAACGCCTTCGAAGAAGCGACGCTTCTCGCGCTTGCGTTCGATCGCTTCGTCGACGGCAACGGCAAATGACGGCGTCCACGTCGCGATCGCTGAGGATTCCCTCACCGCCAAAGGGCGGGCTTCTATCGTCTCGCTCATAGGGCGCCTTTCTTGAGCCGCATCACGCGGCTCTCTTTCTCAACCAAATAGGCGGCGTACAAGTCTGGATGATCGGCCTTGAATGAGGCGATCCGAAAATCGCTCTGCTTCTGAGCCTTCCAGGTCAGCAGCTCAAGCGGCTTGCCCTTGGCGTCCACACCGTCGACGATCACCTCGGCGTCGCCCATTGCGCTGGCGATGAGCGTCTTGAGACGGTCTTCATCGGCGTCGTAGACCTTGAGAGACTGCTTGGCAATCGAAAACTGCTTTACCAGCGACCGCAGCTCCGGCGTCGCCTGAATCGTCTTGCTCGGCGTCGAGCGAGCAAAGACGCGCGCCGCATCGGCGTAATCAACCGGCGCTGGCGCCACGCCCTCGGTCACGCACCGCCAGAACGCCGCCTCGCGCTCGATCAGCGCCGCGATGAGCTTTTCGTTGCGCGGCACGCGGTAGATGCGGATATCCTCATGCGTGCCGCAGAAGAGCGCGACGTCGAACCGAACATAGCCCTTCACGGCCATGTAATGCTGGCACTGGACGAGGTAGGATTCGGGGACTTGATCGGTCTCTGGCTCTCCCCAGAGCGTTGCGTCGTTGGCCTGGAAGACGTTGGTGGTCTTGGCCTCGACGCCGATCGGCTCGCCCGTGACTTTGGCGTCGAGGTTGGCAATCATGAACGGATGGTCGGGATGGCGCGCGTTCTCGGCCACCCGGCGTACGCGCAGGCCCGTCCGCTCGGCGTAGCGCCCTAAGACAGCCTCTTCGAGCGCCGTGCCCCACATGACCGCGGCGTTCTCTGACAGATCCTCAGGTGTGACCTGGCCGCGCTTCTCAAGATAGAGTTGGAACGGCGTCTTCCACGGTGAGAGGCCGAGAGCAGCGGCGGCGTCGCTTCCGCCGAGTCCGGTTTGACGTTCGGCGAGCCAGGATTCACGCTCGGTTATCGTCACTCGATCGTTCCTTTCCGAAGGCCCTCGGCATAGAGAAGAAGCGCCCGCTGAACGATCCAGGCCTGCGAGCGCTGGACCGCTGCCTGGTGCTCGAGAATGACGCGCCGATCTTCGTCGGGCAGACGCACAATCTCCCGGACTGCCGAGACCATACGGTTTGAAGGGGTCTTCTTCTTGGACGAGGCCTTCTTTGCCATGGGTGGAGCATAGTGGACAGAAGTGGTCTAGTCAATCCCCTCTCTAGGCAAACCAGGTCCAGGTCGGCGTTCCCCCGGAATAGGTAAAACTGATACTCTGACCAACTGGCAACGGGAAGGACGCATATCCGCTGGACGCGACCTCGATGCCTGTCACGCTCCCACCGATCGAGACCGCGGTGATGGTCGCAGCGCTAGCGGCGACGAATGCCGTGACCGGGTACCCCGAGGTATTCGTCACGCTCGCAGTCGTCGCCGGGAAGGACGGAGCCGTTACCTTCCCGATCGGTCTCGAGTTCTTCTGGGCGTTGAACACGTTGGATGCGATGCGCGCGGTGCGTGCGTCATCAGGAGTCGTCATCAGCAACTCGCATTGCAGACGGCGAGCCAGCTCGCAAGGTGCGTTGCTCCGCTCGGTCCGCTCGGATTGGTGGGGATGTTCGTCGAGTCGAGCTGCAGGTCGTAGCCTCCGAGACCGCCGCCGGTCAGACCGCCCGTATCAATGCCGTTGCCGGTCTTTTCCTGCGTTATGGGCGTACCCCACGTCGTCGCAAAGTAGTTGGCTGCAGTCGGCCAGTAGTCGGTAAGCGGCCCTCCTCCGCCGGTCGTCGAGAACGTGGCGATCGTCTCCAGCGACATGGGCCCTCCAGAGGTTGTCGGAGCGTCTCCCAGCGTGTCGGTAATATACATGCCGTAGTTGTGCATGGCGCGGATAACGATCTTGGTGTACTCAGGTATCGTCCACGAATTGATCGTCGCTATTGGTGCCGTCACGATGATCTTTTGTCCGGCGTTCCAGAGATTGAATGATCCATACGAGCACGCGTCGATTGCAGGAGCGACATATCCTCCATTGCAGCTATTCACGGTTACCGAAAGCGCGTGATTGATCTGGTCGTTGATGAGCTCTTCGGGATGAATAAGCCCCTGCGAGAGGATGCGCCCGGATACCGTGACGGTTCCTGACGAGCAGCACCAGCCATTCGAACTCGAAAGCGGAATTTGCAAGGCCGACCCGACGGTGCAGGTCGTGTTCGATTGACCGCAGGCGGTAGACGGACCGCTCTTCCCGTATCCGATATCGTAGAGGTCGTACTCATAGGTTCCAGTCGGATCAATGATCGAAGCGTGAGCCTCGCCTCCATCGACTCCGCTGTTCTGGCAATCGGGCGAAGTGCTGGACGTGCACCATCCCTCCCATTTGATTGCGGTAGGAATATGGATTTGAGCGTTGCAGGCGTTTCCATGATTTACCGGATCGCCACTCGCGCACGAGATCGTTTCCATTGGATCGCTGGTCTTTGCGTACCAGACGGAGAAGCGGTTGTCCTCGACGTTGAGCGACTGCGCGAGCGTCGGAGGAGAGCCTTCGGCGAGCGGCTCCATCGCGTAGAAGAATTGGGAACCGTAGAGGACTCCGACCCACGCCCATCCGCTCGATTCAGAACTTTCCGCTGCGAGGTCTGAGATGATCGTCGAGCTGTTCGACGCGATCGACGGGCTCGGGGGAATCGTCGCGCAGAACGTGCTATTCGGAACGGTGGGAACTTCGTCCGCAGCACCGTTGCATGCCCCAGGACTCGGCGACGGAGTCGGTGTCGGGGATGGGGTTGGAGTCGGTCCCCCGGGTGTCGGCGTGGGCGACGGTGTCGGAGCGACGCCGAGTCCCGACGCGTTGTACTCGTTGGCAACTTGCGTCGGCGTAATCGCCGTCGACAGCCAGATTGCTACCGGGCCCATGTTTCCGACCCACGGATACTCGTAGCTCTCAACATTGAAGCCGTAGATGAAATCGAAGGACGAGGCTGCAACGTAGGTTGCCCCTGACGTTTGCGCAAGCTGGACGCCGTCCTGGTAGATCGTCAGGGTGCCAGCAGCATCCGTGCAGACGTATTGATGCCACGCCGTATTGAATGTGATCATCGCGGTGACGTTTACCGTGCCGACCACGCATTCGAGAATCGGTGATCCTGTCGTGACGATGAAGAAATCAGTACCAGGATCGCCCGTGATCCCTTCAGTCCAGTCCTTGGAGACCAGTTCGAATTGCGTTCCCGTTGAGGCCGTTGCGAGTTTAGCGAAGGCCTCCATCGAGAACGTATTGGTCGCAGGATCGGTCGTGATATCCGAGGTGACGAATCCGGTTCCAGATGAACTCGTCGCAATTTGCGTGGTCAAATCGCCAGCGGGATCGAATCCCGGCTGCTGACAAGCCGCAGCGTTGTGGTAATGCGCCGTGGTCGAGCCGACGAGGGTGGTCGCCGGTCCCGTGCCGGTGCAGCCAGCATCGTACATCGGCACGAGCTGGTCAGGTGAATCATTGGCGATCGCAACCATGAGGGGAGCCGGAGTGGGCGTCGGGCTGGGGGTCGGCGTCGGGGAAGGCGTCGGGCTCGGAGATGGAGTCGGCGATGGCGTCGGGGAAGGGCTCGGCGTCGGCGATGGCGTCGGGGAAGGCGTCGGGCTCGGACCAGGGGTTCCCGCCGTGCAGGTAATCGCCGAACTCGTTCCCGAGCAGTTGAGCCCAGGCGATGGGTTCTGCACGGTCGCCGAACACGACGGAGCCTCAAAGAGAAAATAAGCAGCGACGATCGCTGCTAGTTTCGAGCACCATTCGAATCGGTTCCGCACGTCAGCATCCCCCTCCGCGTAAAAGTGTGCCTTTCCCGCAAGACGATGTTCCTCCAAGACCGCTCGCGGCATAATGGTTCGAGATTTGCGTCTGCGACCACGTCGCGCTCACGGTATACGCGGCAATCCCCATCTCACCGACCCAGGACCAGGAAAACTCCTCGACATCGACGCCGTAATAAAGCCCGAGCGCGCTCGTCGTGTACGTTGCGCTTGCTGATCCTTTAGAAACCGCGTCTTCATAGATCGTGAGCGTTCCGCTTCCGAGCGTGCAGTCCCATTGATGCCAATTCGTGTCGACGGTGATTGCCGTTTTTAAGCGTTCCGATCCGGTATCGCATTCTTCGTAATAGGTTCCACCGGAATAGCTGATCATCAACTCGAGGCCCTTGTTTGAATCTCCAATAGGGGAGTCGATCGACAGGAGCGCTTGATTGGCATTGGTGCTGGTAGATGAAAGCTTTGCGAAAGCCTCGAGAGAAAAGGCCGTAGAGGGCTGCGTGGTGGTGTTGCTCACTATGTAGCTCACCGAAGCACTCGAGGTCTGAATCGTAGTGACGAGGTCTCCTTGGAGGTCGAATCCCGTTTGAGCGCAAGGGCCGCTCAGGCTATGGTAGCTCGCCGTCGTTCCCGTCGGCGTCGTCACGTTTCCGGTTCCCGTACACGCGCTGTCTACCGGGTTGATGAGCTGAGTTGGAGAGTCTCCTTGGATCACGGAAACGAGCGAAGCCGAAGCCGCGCTCGGAATCAAGAAAATCAAGCACGCGATTACGGCGTGAAAGAAACTCGCCGATCGCCGATTTATCATTGCTGTAGATACTCGATCGACCCAGAGAGCTGAACTGCGGCGTTGGTCACGATGCACAGCGAGTCCCCGGAGGGAACGATGTAGACCTCGCCGGCGCCGTTGCCTTCGACCCATCCGGCCTGCGCCGTGAGCGGGACAGCTCCCGTGAAGGCGGTGGTACCACTTGCGCAGGACGAACTCGTGCTGTACTCCAGCGTAACGCTATCGGTGCCGCCCGCCACGAGAAAGACCTTACAGACGAGCACGCGTTTCCCTGACGAGAGCGCAACGGCCGTCGTCGTCGTGCTGGTGCTCACGTTGACCGCGTAGTTCGACTTCGAATCGGCTTCGCAGGGGTCGACAGTCGCGCCGTTTACCTGGGTGAGATTCGTTGCCACGGGAACGCCGCTGGCAACGCCCTGCACGCCGAGGATGTTCCCCGACGCCGAGGAGCCGGCGGCCGTCGGGGCACCGATCGCCGTTCCGCCGACGGAGCTCATATTCGTCGTCAGGCCGCTGTTGATGATGGACGCGCAGGTAGCTCCCGTGACATTGCAGACATTGACCTGAGCGACTCCGCTGGTGGTCGTCTTGACCGGCTGGACGTTGGTTCCATCGAATCCAGCGATGCCCGTGAAGGAGTTCGCGGTCGCCGTCTGGGTCGCGCCCGAACTGTAGGGCAGGAGCTGCGTGACCGAGCCACTCACCGTCAGCGTCGGAGCCGAGTCAACGTCGACATGCAGATTTGAACCGGTCGACTGCACGACGGTCGCGTTCAGCGAAGCCGCCGTGGGCTGGGAGACCTGCGTGAGCAGATTGGCCGCGGTACCCTGCGTCGCCGTCAGGGTACCGCTCACGGGCTGCGTGACGGCCGATCCGTCGACCTTGAGCGCGTTGGACGAGGTCACCGCGGCGCATTGGTTGGCGGTGGTCGGATCGCAGGGCGTCGCCGCGAGGATACCATGGGCCGTGCCGCCGGTCGTCCGTACGCGATCGATGGTCGACCCGTTGAAGGCCGCCATGCCGAGAGTACTCGCTGTCGTCGCGGTCTGACCATCGGTGGTCTCTCCGTAGGGAAAGGCGACTGTCGCAGAAACCGAACCTGCCGCGACGTTGACCTTCACGTTCCCAGAACCGTCAAGGGGGCCAACGATGGTAACGTTCCCGCCACCTCCGCCGCCGCCACTGCATCCCGTAGAGCAGTTGATCAGGAGGTTCCCGTTTGCGTCGGTCTGGAGGATCGTGTAGTTCCCCGAAGTCATCGCGATCGGCGTGGCATTGTACTGGGCATAGGCACCAACGGCGGCGATCGCCGTGCCGGGGATGTTGTTCCCAATCGTCACCGGGCGGAAGAAGTCGATGGACTGCGCGTCGACCTCGCCAACCGATCCGGCCACGACAAGTACGATCCCCAAGGCGCCCAGCACCGAGCGAATCCATGTGCACGGCTTGAGCAGCCTCATCGGTTCACCCCTCTCTTGAGGTCATCGACCTCCGACTTGAGTTTCTTGATCGCATCGAGTGCAAAGGCAAGCGCCACGGCAGTCTTCCAGCCAACGGCCTCACCGTCTTCATTCACCGCTGCAACGCTTTCTGGGAGTTCGTCGGCGATGAAACCGTGCGTCAACGGGTCGCCTTCGCTATCTCCGCTCCAATGAAAGCTCCGCAGATTCATGCGCTCAATCTCTGAGAGCGAGTCTACCACCGGATAATCGATGTCTCGCTTCATGCGTCGAGCAGACGGAGCTGAGTATCCCGAATGCGATACGTATCCGTACTCTAAAGAAGAAGACGAGTTTCCGAAATTTATCTGGCCTGCAGTTCCCGTGGATGAGTTCGTAAGTATCAGATTCGTTTCGGTGGTTGAGAATCCACCTAAACCTGCCGAGAACCCAGACCCATTAAAGGCAACTCCATAGAAGTTCCCATTCGATGCGATCTGAGCAATGTATTCTCCACCGACGTTGAATATCCAACCATTCGTAGATCCAGAAGGGACATTAAACGACATTCCATTCGTTCCGGCCCCATCGTTCACGATAGCCACCGTTGAGTTAGTGATTGAGGACCCATACCCAAAAACAAGCGCTCCTCCCTTATCAACCGATACCACCGTCGTTCCATTCAACTGAAAATCGGCGATGTTGGCCGTGGGAGAAGGCTGACTATTGACGACGATGGCAACGGTGTTCGCTGAACTCGGTTGGATCGAAAGCGCCTTGAAATCGATTCCCGATGCCCATGATGATATCGCTAAGAAATTTCCGTTGACCAAAGCAGACAGAGCCGTTGTCCCAGGTGAAAAAGTATTCGGAATCGAGAGAGTTGACATGATGGATTACGTCCTTGATCTCTGGCCATAGACTCCGGTTCCTCCTGAATATATCCATGGAGAGAGAGCCGATGTCATCTTAATGCCGAATGCGAATTCAGAACCTTCATTTCCGTCGAAGTCTATACGAGAATACGGAGGACCGAATCGCGAGAGGCCAGTTCCTCCCCATGTGGATTCATCCCACAAGGAAAAATCCCATATCATCGAATTTCCGAATACCGATCCTGAAGAACTGGAAATGCTGTTTATGATCTGGTTTCCTGAATCAATGCTCGTAACGAATTGCGCTAAAAAAATATCGGAAATGAATAGCTCAGGATAGAAACGCTGAAGCGCCTTGGTAGCTCCCGTTACTCCAAGTTGGAAGTTTTTCGACTGGCATTGTGCCAAGACCGGAGCCGTGTTATTTGGAGCATCGTCATACATGGTAGTAAACGTATCAGTGTCCCAATTCAAAGCCGCTCCCGTCGTCGAACTTCCGACGATAGCCTCATAAGGGGCTGGATCGGAGGGAGCATCGAGCAGGCACATGGACGCGATTCCACCCGCTGGAACGAGAACCGTCCACCCTCCGACATCGAGGTCATAACACAGAATCGTGTCGGGAACGCTAGAAGAACTGCAATATCCGATATGAAGACGGTTATTGTATACGCATGACCAGGATAGGTTTCGATTGTTTGCCATTGGATATCCGGCTACGAAAGGATCATTCTGAATCCAGGGCTGGACTTTCACTGATATCTGTTTCGGAACTGACATTCCGTCGAACGAATAGACTCCGTTATGACCTAGGAAGAACACGACTCCGTTTGCCGATACCATCGTACGTCCCGCAGCTACTGAATCCTCGAATGGCATCTCCTGAAGATAGAACGTGCTCGGTCCCGTTCCAAAGAGAATTCCAATGCCTTTGTTGAGACCGACGATGAGCGATGCGTTTGCTCCGGCACCAAGCGCGCACAGTCCGGTCACGGGGCACGAGAAGACGAAGTTCCTGATCGCCGGCAACGTCTCCATTGAATCAGTGATTCCGTCTCCCGATCCGAATATCTGATTCGGCGTAGCTGGAATGCCACCGAACCAAAGGATTCCGTTCACGACCGAGCACCAGGACGCTCCACTCGCAGCCGACCATCCTGCGGGAGAATAGAGAGAATGAGCTCCATCATACACATACGGACCGCCGACTCCGGTACATATAACGATGACGTCAGTCAATCCAGACGGGTAATGAGTATCATTGGGGTCTTGGATACGCGCCCACGTCATGGGATTCGCACCGGAACCAATAGAACCGATCGACGTGTACGCCGATCCGGTAATCGAGTACAGCGTGTCTCCAATTTGCCCAAGCAAGAGCTTCGTTTCGGGAGAGATCACGCTTCCGTTCTGCACGCCCTGAAAGAAGCGGGCGAGGATCATCATTCCCGTAGCTGGAGGATTCGCGGTGCTGTAGAACGACATCCCATTGCGCATCCGGAAACCACCACCACCGTCACCCGTTGCCTGAAGGTATCCGTCCTTGGCAATCGTGAGGTCTTCGTCGCCGACGAGCTGCGGGGGATCGAGAACATTCAAGCCGCCACGGCAGCCGTAATAGGCGAATTCCATGGGCTCGGTCGTGCCTTGCTGAAGCTTCCCGAGCGTTTTGATTCCCATGTTAGCTCGTCATCCACCACGAAGCGTTGGGAAACGAACCGCCGCTGACATCGCGAACCTGCCCGGACTTCGGCTGCGTGCGGCGATTATTCGTGCTCTCGAGACTCTTAATCATCGACTCGTACTGAGGAGACCAAATTTGATTCGCTTCAGCGGATCGCTGGCGATTGTAAAGCACGCGCATGATCGCAAAGAGAACAGCCGCCTCTTGAGCTGAGGTATCGAGATTCGTCCATGAAGAGGAAGTCGTATCTGCAAAGAGCTGAGGGCGAGCCTTGTAGTAGATATTGACCTGTCCAGGCATCGCCGCTGGATAGAGCTGCATGGAGAGAGCGCCTCCGGCTCCCGCTCCCGTCGCAGTATTCGACAAAGGCGGGTTTGATCCAGAAGACCACGGCGTTCCTAAGATCGTGAAGGGCGTTCCCAGCGGCTGCGGTGTTGGAGTTAGCGGACCGGAAACCGTCTGGCAAAAAAAAGTTGATTCTGTACCTGCTGGAGTGGTGCTTACATAGACCATATATCCGTTTGCATTCGCAATGCTCATGGGGGAGGAAACCTGAACTCGCTCCGAACTGATCAAGGAGATTTGGGTCTGAAGGCTAGGAGTCGTCTCTCCATATGGATTCGTATAGGTCAACTGAACAAACATCGGCGTAACCGTTGATGTTCCGAGCCCGCTCACCGTAGATAAAACGGGAGCGGCTGGAGCCGGAAGTGCCGTCGTCGGATTCGATCCCTGGTCCTGATAGACGAAGAATGCCTGCGGAGGACCGAATCCGACCGCAGGGAATCCAGCCGCCGCATCCATGAACGTTGCCTGTTCAAGCTGAACCATCGGATAGACGAGAGCGCCTTGAGCAAACGGGGAAGAGTTCCCGCTATTTTGAGAGCTCGCATTCCCCATTGAGAAATTCGCCGAAATCACATCGACAACGTCATCGTTGAGCGTGATCGTTGTCTGATTTGTAACCGTGTAATAAGGGGCCCAAAGACGAATACCACCCGTCCGTCGTACCACTTCTTCAAGACCTTTGTTGAGGAACGTGAGAATGGTGGATTGCGTCGGAAAGGTGTACTCACTGGTGCACGCCTGGATCATCGCGATCGCAGACGCCCCCGAGTATCCGATAGGCGTCGCCATTTATCGCTTCAACCGCCGATGGGAAGAGCGCTTCGTGGAGCGGATATTTTTCTTCCCCAAGCGCTCATTCGAAAGAGCGATCGCGATCGCTTGCTTCTGGGCCTTCTTCTTCCCAAATTTACGCTTCGTTCGGGCATATGTTTTACCGCCGTGCAGCTCACGAATAGATGTCGAGGCTTTCTGTCCCTTGGGAAGCGGCATTCATCACCTTAGATCGTGTAAGTTCTCACAATAGCGGCATCAGAGATATTATCGCTTCTCGTCATCTTTATCAAAAACGCCGCGCTTTCGATTCATCTCGCTCCACTGATCTCCACCGAGACCATATCCGCTCAGCCCCAACCGGTCGGTCCGAACGCTTCGAATTCCCGTCTGCGTTCCTTTGGAACTGGGGGAATACGGCTCGTTGAAGGTGTTAAAACGTGACGTCATATCAGCCGTCGACGGATCGGCAAATCGAACCGATCCAAGAGGACGCGTATCTTCCTCGACCTCCGCGTGGATGGAAATCGCGATTGGTCCCCTACGGCGACGTGCCATTTCACGCTCCTTGATCACGCCTCGATCATGTCCAATGCAGAGAGGTATTCTTTATCGATGTCAACGGTTACCGCACGTTGAGGCTCGCGCACGAACTCGAGAAATCCGAACTCATTCCCGAGGTCAGTCGTCTCTCCATCATCCGTATATCGGAAGACTGGGTTATGACGGCCACGCCAACGAACGGCAAGATTCGCTCGCTCTTCACTCACGACGCGAGCATCCTTGCTCCTCATCCGTTGGTAGTTTCCAAGGTAGAGGTCCCACGTTCCCTCGACGACCTCGACTCGCGGAGGGGGCGTCTCCTTATTCCGAGCCGGAGGAATGCCATAGATGATCGGAGGCCGGCCATCGATCGGAGAACCGACCTGCATCTTGTAGACGACCGTGTATGGTTCGCCGGCCTTGCCGCCTTCATCGCTGTAGCGGTTCATGTCCTTGCCCTGCTCGATGCGCTTATACAGCGTATCGATGCTGTATATCTTCGCAAGCTCCTTATCGAAGATCAAAACCTCTTCTGCACCGCGACGCTCGGAAACCGGAACGATGACGTGCTTCCACTTGCGCGTTCGAGAGTGATTGATAACATAGATGCGAGCCGGGGGGATCACGTAGTTTTTGGGAACCGTGAGGCTTTCGTTCCCCTGCGTACCAAACGGATTGTTCTGGAGATCGATCCACGCCGCAAGCGCCTGCGCATGGGCCTGAGGGCTTTTGGGATGGTGAACCGTTCCGATATTATCTGCCACCGTATCCTCCTAGAATCCGCCGACGTACACGGGCATCATGGTGGGAACAGAGATCCCACCAGCCATGGAACCCATTGCCGTAGCAAGAACCGTTCCCGCCGCCGGACTAGCTCCAGCATATGTGAGATTTCCGCCAGTATCGGAAGAAAGGTACATACCCGCCGAAATCGCTGTCGTATTGGTTGGCGAAGTCGTTACCAACGCTTGGACTGGACCTGAGGTAACGACCAAAGCTTTTGTCCCGGTGCTTTGATTCGGATTCCCTGTTGCAGACGCTTCCGATGCCTGACCTGGCGTATCGACAATCCCATATGTTCCCACCGGAAATGAGCGATTGGCGACTGAATTTCTCGTCCACGTTGCACCGCCAATCGTGCCCGTCGTGGGATCAAGAACCAGCAACTTTCCAGATGCAGAAGGAACCGGTACGGAGCTAACCGCTCTCGTGTCGAGAACTTCCATCTTATATTCTTCTATGCGCGGTCCCGAAATCCAAGGGTTGACGTTTTGGCCTTGCACCGCAACGCCAGCGCCGCCCGGCAAAAAACCTCCGCCCGACGCGCCACCTGACGCCGTGGTCAGGTTGTAGAGCCTACGAAGAGCCATCGGACGTCACTTCCCTTCCCAGTAGCTGTCGTAATCGTGATTCAACGAGTCGTCACCCGAAGGACCCGCAGTCGTGTCGGTTGGGCTCAACAGGGTCTTCGACGTCTCGCTCCCGCGCTGGCGATCAACGCCCGCATTATAGGGATTCCGAAAGTTCTCTTCTGGGTAATCCGGTCCGACCTCGTTCGACTTGCGAACCTCGGAATGCCCCGGACGGCTACGTTTCACAGTCATCAGTTTCTCCTAGAGGTTCAGCGATTTATAGATTGAGCAAGTCGTTCACGGTGCCGTACCAGCCATTCAAGCGCGGATTGTCCGTGATATTGCACAACCCGATGACATAGCGGCAGGTCTTCTCGAGGACGTTTGGCGTGTCAATCCACGGAACGAAGTCGAACCCTTTCTCTCCGAAGTATCGATACTTCGTGTGGTTCGCGTTCACATAGAACATGTTGTAGCCGATCGCCGTCGTGTTTCCGGTGACCGGCGAATACGTGTCGAAGTGGTTGTCGCCGATCCACTGCGCACCAAGTAGATGCGGATTCCCAAGATAGGGGTTCGCCGAATCACCTGGGCTCACGCGAACCTGGGCATCGAGCGTGAACATATACGACGAGACCATCTGCTGGTGGCCGAAGATATGCGTTGGAGCCGCATCGCCAACGACACAGGCGCCGTAATTTCGAAGAATCGATGCTCGTGAGGCGTCGTTGGCGGCAGTCCCGAGCGTACTCTGTGGAATACTGATGACCTGGCCTTGCCAGTTCGCGAAGCTTCCCGTTCCCAAGCGCGCGATCTGCCCGTAGACGTCGAAGGTGTTTCCGTTATCGCACGCTTCGAAGATGCCGACGAGTGGCATACCATGCTGCGTCGATCGGCCTTTGTTGACCGAGCAAGTGTCCTGCCCGAGAATATCCGTCGCCGATCCGATCGCCGTCTCAATTTGCGTCGTCAGATTGTCGACACGCATGTTCGGACCGCGCACAAGCTTCACGGTGATGTAATCGAGGCTGACGGCGGTCTGATAGAACGACCACGGCATCGAAGCCACGGAGTAGAGCGACTGCGGTCCAGAGCTCAACGTGTCATATTGACCGAAGCTCTCAGCCGTATCGTTCTTCGCGCTCAAGACTGGAATGGCGAGGAAACGCCCTTCATCGTGTTTTTGCGCATTATCGTAGAGTACGCGAACAACACGATTTCCGATGAACGTCGCGTCGCTCACATAGGGGGCGAAACTCTCTGCGAGAATCGCGCTCTCTTGGTCGAAACCGCCCAAATTTGCTGGGATTTGTTGTACCAATCCTCCAATTCGGAAACGCAAACGCGGTGCGCCTCAACGGACTGGAGTTCCACAATCTCGCGATATCGAGGCCCGAGGACGGGGTGCTCAAAGCGGACGCGGGTCGGTTCCGGGGCTATTTTTGAATCGAATGCTCTGCTCCGGGGTGGCTTACGCGCCCGAGGCTGAACTATGACCTATATAGCTCATTTCTTGTAAATGCGTCAAGCACGCGTTGCTACGAGATACGTTTGCATCTCGCGCATGTATTGATCAGAAGGCTTCATCGAGCCATCGGCGTTACGCGTCGACGGACGAACCGGCGGACGCGGGGGAGGCGCTTGCGTCGGCGCTCCCGACCCGACGGTCCTCGCCGAAGCTGCCGCCTGCTGACGAGCCAGGTTCATATGCTGGGCTTCGGCTTGAGCGAGCGCGGCGGCGACGGGAGAGGCCGTCGCCACGAGTCGCTCTTGGTCCATCTGGTGAATCTGCTGAGCCGCGAAAACGATTCCCGCACGGACGCCGTAGGCGCCGATATAGCCGGACTCTTGGGCATATTGCATGGTGCGCTGCCAGCGATCCCGATCGCGCGTGAAATCGCCGGTGTATTCTGCGGGATAAGCACGCTTGAGGTCCTCGAGCGCCCAGTTGATCTGGGTCGCACTCTCCGAGCGCGCGCGTTCCGCTTCAGCCACTCGTCGCTGTTGCTCGGCTTGCTGGTCGGCTTGCTGCTGCCTCCACGTCCGCAGCTCGGTCAGTTCGGAAACGACGGGCTTGAGCGATTCTGCCAGCCACGGATCGTTCGAAAATTCGAGCGCCGGATTAGTCGCATCGGGAAGCGGAGGGGCTCCGGCGGAGGCCGCTTCGCGCTTCGCCTGCTCGATAAGCGGAAGCCCCTGGTTTGCCCGCTGGAATCCGTTCCAGACATAATCGCCGTAGGTGCGATCGTTGAGCGCGCGCTGGATCAGCGGGAGAATTTGATTGATGCTCCCGGACTCGATGAGTTCGCGCAGCACGGGGTCAGCGGTCTTGTAGTTGTTGACCGTTCGGTCGAACATCGCGCGCCGCGGATATCCGCGCTTGGCCGACGTCGCATACTGCTTCGGAACCCGGATCGGGTATTTCAGATCAAGATCAGCATCCTCGACTTCGATCTCTTCGTACTCGGCGAAGTCATCGGCAACGGCTTGCGCCGCTTCTTCAGCGGCTTCCGTGCCCGCAGCCTTGCTCGCTGAGGCGGCCGCAACCGGTTTTTCTGGTTCCGGCGAAGACGCATCAGGAAGCGGCGCCGAAGTGACCGACGCCTCTGCTGGGAGATCGACTTTCCCGTCCGTGAACGAGGGAGTGGTAGGCGTGGCGCTCTTGAGCGTGACTGGCTTGCCCGTGTTCGGATCAAGCGTTGCGGTACCGGCAGAGAACGTTGGGATGCCCGCTGCTTTGACGGCGGCTTCCGGGTCAGGCGCGATCTGGCCGGTCTTGACGAGGTTGTCCCGAAGCGCTTCGGCATGCTCGCGAACGCTCGGCAGTTTCTTTTCCGACATCATCTCTCTCCGGTTTAGGGAAGAGGCCTCGAAGGCTCAACCAAGCCCTCGAGGCCTCAATAAGGGAAGCGGTGCTGAGAGCTAGCCTCTCTTAGACCGACGCGCACCGCGACGCGTTTTCTTCCCGCCCTTGTGCTTCTTGTGGCCTTCGATATGGGCCATGATCCCCTTTTTGTGTTTTGCCATTCTGATTCACCCCCTTTCGTTATTCAGTGTCCGCGTCATCGGCGGAAACCGCGCTGGGTTGCGCGTCGGCATCCGCGGAGGGCGAATCTCCCCCGCTGGACGTCTCCTCACTACGCGGCAGAGAACCTGATGCCGTACTCGACGCGCCGCTGGTTCCAGTTGTGTAGTGGGAAAGCAATTCGGTCAACGTATTCAGCACGCTCTGAAAAACGGCAACCACGGAAGGGCTTTTCTGAAAATCTGGCGATCGCAGCGCGGTTCGAATGGCGCGCACCGCAAGGTCGATCTGTTGCCATCCCGGCCCCATGTGGGGCGAGAGGTCCGAGAAGAGCCCGGCAAGAGGAGACGCTGGTCCGATTCCCCCGGGCGTTGCGGGAGGCGGACCTCCCGCGGGCGGAGGCGGCGGCGGAGCTGCCAATGGTGGAGGCGATGGCATGGGCGGGAGCGCCCCGGGTACTGCATTGAGCGGTGGTCGCGGGGGCAGTGCGCCTCCCGGCCCCTGTGCAGGAGGGAATCCCGCCATTTAAGCATTGCCTCGCGCTCGAACCAGCATACCCCTTATATAGCCCTAAACGCCTTCCTCTGTCGAGGTGACCGGCGAGGTGAGCGGCGGCGCGACGTATGGCGCAACTGGAATCGGCCCGAAGAGACTGTTCCCGATACGGAACGCCGGGATCGTTGCCGACGATCCGCTCTGGATTGCGACGAGGGCGGGGAGAAGCTCGGCGAGGAGTTCCTCGATTTCTTCCGCCGTCGGGTTGTTAGAGAGGAACGTCTGGAGAAGAGCGACGACGATTTCTACAATGGACGAAGGGGAAACGGACATGGGAGTCATTCCTTCTGCGCCATTGGCGGCGCTGCGTTGATTGGTGGAGGGAAAGTGAGCTGCGCTAAAGCGTTTCCCTGAACAGAAGATGAGGACCCAGACGGAGAGCCAGCGACGCGAAATGCCTGCCCTCCGACAATCCCCAAGATGGAGATGGCAGCCAGCCACTCGGGAGCATGTGACCCCGCGAGGGTCGTTATGTCGCTCTGAAATATGGGACTGGAGGCAGCGATTGCACTCACCCCGACAACCGTGCTCGCGATGGCGGCGATATCGAATTTGTGCATGGCTTTAGGGTAGCACAAAGGCTTCGAGTGCTTGTGAAGAGCCGAGAAACTGGTCGAGATCGGGGGGCGTTCCATCGCAGACCCCATGCACAACCCCCTCAGATGACTGCCAGATGGCGACGTTCGGACCGAGGTCAACGGGCGACGAGTTTCCGTACGCCGCCACCCAGAGCGGATGCCCCGAAAACTCGGAACGCGCGTCCCCGAGGTAGTCGTGGAAGAACGAGTAGTCTCCGTAGATGAGGCATCTTCGGCCGGATGGAAGGTGCGCCTCGACGTAGTCGAGCCAAGTCGCCATGATCGAAATTGCAACCTGCGGATCGGTCGGGAGATCGCCTTCGCAGTCGAGGGCGGGCGGGAGGTCGCCTTTGGTCGGCGTGTAGGCCTTGAGGAACGCCGCCGCCTGGGCGACCGGGTCATCGCTCCACGACAGGAAATGATAGGCGCCGAAGATGATCTTGCGCTCGCGCGAGACGGCGAGATTGCGTGCGAAGGTTTCCTGGGCATTGTCGGTTCCTTCGGTCGACTTGGCGATAGAAAATCGATAATCGGCCGCCTGGAGCGCCGAAAAATCGACCGTGCCCTGCCAATCGGAGACATCGATACCGTTTACCATTTCAGTGCCCTCCGAAAAAGATAGTGTGGACCGCCATCGATATCGTCGCCATCGCGATGGTCCCAAGAAGCGTTACGATCGCGGTTCCCATGTATCGCATGAAGCCAACGGTTTGCAGCACGCCAGGGGTCACGTGCCCGTCTGAGGATGCCGTTCCCATCATCCAGCCCCGCATCTCTTTCAGGGCTCCTGTCATGTCATCAACCTTGGACTCAAGAGCGCGCAAGGCTTCCACTGTCGCGTAGGCCATCCGCCCTTCGAGCACATGGCGAGCCGCGGTCTCATCGGTGATATCCTTGACCCGGCGATCGTGAGGTTCATGCTCATCCTCTCCACTCACTCTAGCAAGTGGCCTTCAAGCCTACTTCTCAGAAGATCGCCATTCAATCGTTCTTTTTTGAGAGATTGCAAAAAACGAACGTCGTACTTCTCGTTTTTGTCTCCCCATATTAGAAGAATTGAAACTCGATTGCACTCACTCATTCGCTCGATCACGACTCGAGAATCAGGAGCGCCGAGTTGATGTTTTACCCACCATTCGATACTTGCTATAAGCGACATCGTGAGAGAGTCCCTCTTTCGATGGGTATAGCTGTACCCTCCGAAAGGCCCATGGTGAATCATCCGGCCGCTCCTCCAGCTTTACGAGCCCGCTTCGATCCTGGTTTTTTGGACTGCTGATTTGGCTTTCCACCTGGAGGCGGAAGTCCCAAAAGTTTCCATCGCTGCGATGGGTCTTTCATGAGAAGTTCAATTTGCCGCATCTCAGATGTAGCCGATGGAATTGAACCAAGTTCTTCCAAAAGCCCAAATACGGTATTCAAAGACATCGGGACTCCGGCGTTCTTGAGATTCATGAGCGTATTCAACCGCGCGGATGGTCCGCTCGGCTGACGGCTACCGGCCTTTGCTTCGACAATGAATGGATCCGTAAGGTACGCTCCAAGCATTGGGGTCGGCTCCTCAATACCAGCATCATTCTTGATCTGAACGATTACCGGTGACGTGTAGTATCGAGCCATGAGTTCGAGGAAATGCGCTCCCAGTGTTCTCATACATCGAGATATACTTGAGAGGGAATCACGAAAACGAACTCCTGACGCTTCTTGATGAAGCGTCGTCGTCTCGGTAGAGACTTGCGTCTTTGGAGGAACCTTACCAAGAGCCATATCTGAGAGGCCAGAAAGCTCTTTGATCTGCTCCAAGAGAAGCTTGATCATCGCGATAATATACTGCGGAAGATCTGGAGCCGGCTCTCGCTTCGCATACTTGAGCGAGTTAATTGATTCTCGATAGATAGCCGCAGGAGCATTCGTGATATCGTCGTTCGATCGTTCATCGGTGTCGATGATGCGCCATATCGAATTGCCGGAAAGATTGGCGGTGTCGTAAACAAGCGATACGAGGCGCACGATCTGCTCATAGACATCAGCAATGAGATCGACATCCGAAAGACCGTATTGCTCTCCGGCCGGATCGCTGTTCGCGAATATCTCAGCGAAGGGAAAGTACCCAAGCGGGTTCATTCGATCGTCGGACTCAATATCGGTGTCGACGATCGTGACAAGACGACCCTGAGGATAAAGCGGGTATTTCACCTTGTGCTTTAAGACCTCGAGCGCTGGCTGATCGTTCAGAATGCGAATGCCACCAGCATCCTGAGCGTCGTACATTGCAGCGACCACGCTTTCAGGAAGCTCGTAGATGACATCGCCTTCCGTGGTGATCCGACGTAGAGGCTCTTCGTCTTCCGGGCGAATCGTTTCGTACATCTTCGGTTGTGTTGCCGGTTCCCCGGAGGTCAGAAACTGAACCTCGGAGACCTCGATCACTTTCCTAGGACGCGTCCAGAACTCTTGAACCAGGAGTCCAGATGTTCCAGCGGATGATTCGGGAGGATTTGGTGAAGCTGCATACGCTGGCGTGTTAACCGTCACTCCGGTCGGCATCGCGTATGATCCCGGAGGAGCAAGAACGCTTTGGTTATCTCCGTCGTTCTCGCTGCGTGGTTGATCGTATTTCCGGGATAGCTTCCAACGAATATTAGGAAACCTCGCACAGAGCGATCCGTAGCTCTCGCGATACTCGTACATGACGATCTCTGCGTCGTCAACGCAGGTCGCATTACGATCGAGAAAGACTTGCTCGCCGAGAACGACTCTAAGTTCTGGACGTCCTCTCCCACCATGAGAAAGAGGATCATACGTCAGTCGAAGATAGGACTTCTTTTGAACACGAGAGTTATGAACTGCATCATGGATTCGTTTCTCCCAATCTCCTTCTATATAGGCTTGATTCCACGCGGCTGTTGCGATATCGGCGCGCTTCTGTTTTTTTCGATCGAGTGCGGTATACGAAACGCTCGGCTTAGCGTCACATAGAATCGCCGTCCACGTAAGAGGTATCGTGGCACAGTAATTTAGTTTAGTTCCGATCTTCCACTTGGGACGATCTCTCCACCAGGGAGTCCCTCCTCGAGCGAGATTCGTTGCTCTCTGCATCTCGGCAGTGATGGCGCTGCGCTCGCGTTTGAGTGTTCCTGCACAGCGACGAGACCACGCCACCATCGGGCTTTCAGGACCCGTGCGCGATGGTTGCAGAGGGTTTTGATCGTTTGGTGATCCGCCAAGCCAGCCACCAGCGGACTTGGTGACGTTGGTCGCATCGGGTCCATAAATAGCGGTCACTTGCTATCAATACTCGAGATATAGCGTAAGCGGAAGACGCCACTCTCCATTGCCTCAAGGGCATACACCGACTCTTGGACACAATATCCAGACGAGAGCATCAACTCTTTCCTAAAGCGAATGCACGAAATAAATGGAACAAGGTGACGGTCTCCATCAAGCGGTCCACCGAAGCATTCGGCATAGACCGTGTTGGCGATCATACAGCCGACTTACGATCGTAGCGCGGATTGATGCCGACAATGCGCCTCATGGGAAGCACCCGACCTTTTGTTGCATCGAGCGCGCGCTGCACGTTGCGCACGGGCCGAGACGCCTCTTCCGCGAGCGCGATCTTGCGTTGTTCGAGGAACCCCTTGTCCCAATGGACGAATCCCTTGGTTCGCTCTCGGTACTCTCTGCGACCGCCTTTGATCATCGTTCCGCGAATGATGCCGTCGTGCGTCATGCGACCTTCAGAATCGTAGGTCGGTTGCCCACATAGAAGCTCGCCCTCGAGCACGATCGGGTCGTTTCCAGGGATCGTCTCATAGACGCCGTTGTAGAAATCGTCGGTAGATTGGACTTGCATCGATTTGACGATTTCGTTGAAGGCTTCGGCGCTAATCGGTTTTCGGGCTCTGCCACAAGCATGATGGACCATTCGCCCATCAGACTCAATCTCGAAGCGCGCGTGCGTACAGTCGCAATGTGCTGAGTGAACGTGCTGCGTGACCTGCCACCCGATCAGGGTTTCGGAGGCTCGAAGAATTTCTACGAGATCCATGGATTCCGTTTTGGCATAGACCGGCGCCCATCGCTCGGCCACGAACGCCGAGACCTGGCGGACCCGATTTGCCGGCGCATCGGCTTCGTCGGCTCGGACGAACCTGGGCGCAGCGAGAGCCCGCTCGACTTCGGCGCTGGTGCCCATCTCGGCGCGTGCCGAGAATGGGGCCGCAATGGGCAAACCTGCCCTGGGTTTGAAGGTGATAGAGGGAGAGAGCCACTCGCCGATAGGACCACGCGGGTCGATCACCTTGTCGAGCAAGCGTTTCAGAGTCATGGATCAACCCTCGCGATGCAGCGCACGGGCCATTCGTTCCCTATACCGACCAGGAGTATCCTCCCAACCGTTCAGGAAGAAAGGATCCTATGCAAGCACTATATCGGCCGGACGAGCGCCTCACGGTAGCGCAGTTTTTCCAGCAGAAGTACGGGCGGGTCGAACCGGAATCAGGCCACGAGAACATGTGGCGAGTCGCTCTGACGAGGCAGGTGCACGAGAGCTTCAACTTCTTCGCCTCGAACTTCGCCTATGTCGCCGACAAGAGCGGGGAGCTTGTCACCCTGAGGCCATTCGTTGGGCAGGCCATCCTTCGAACGGCGCTGGACAGCCAGCTCCGCAATGGCCTTCCCGGACGTATCGCCGAAGTCAAGGCACGTCAGCTCGGATGGACTGTCGATAACATCGCGCGCGCACTCCACTACTGCCTAGATGAGAACCGACGCTCTTTAATCCTTGTCGACGACGAAGATGTCGCCGCAGAGCAAGCGACGCGCCTGGGAACCATGATCAATGGCCTTCCCGGCTGGATGCAACCGATGCGACGCATTCAGAACCTCAAGCATCTCTTTTTCGAGAACCCGAACCCCAAAGACCGAATTCATAATCCCGGCCTCAATGCGGCGCTTCAAATTACTGTCCCATCAAGCTTCCGAGGCGTCCCTCCTGGGTTTGTTGTCGTTTCTGAATATGCTCACATGGATGAGGATCGTCAGATAGCAGTGCAGACCGGAATCGTATCCGCTCTACCAAATACACCTCATTCGATCTTCGTAGTAGATACAACGCCCAACGGAATCGACGAGCACTATTACCCCATGGTCATGGAGGCCGTAGAAGAAAATCCGGACTGGACAAAAAGGATTGAAAATTGGAAAGGAGAGATCACCGCAGAGCAAATTCTCGATGGAGTTCTGGGAGTTCCTGATACGGTCATCGACGGATACCCAAACGTTATGGTGCCAGCGATATGCCCTTGGCGCTTTCACGAAGAATACACATGCCGATCAAAGACTAACCCGAGAGGAGAGCTGAAGCCCCTTACGCGCGACCAGCGAGGAGAGACCGAAAGCACTCTCGGAAAGATTGAGAAGTACGGTGGCGAGGAAGAACTCGAGTTTCGCGACCGTTACGAAATGTCGACGGAGCGCCTATTCTGGCGCCGTAGAAAGATCGATGGATACAAATTCCCAACTAATGAGATTAAGCTATTAACATTTAGGCAGGAGTTTCTAACTACCATCGAGAGCGCGTTCATCGATTCCGGGAAGGCTCCATTCGATCGAGCGTGCCTCGATACAGTTTCTCGCCAGGAGCGTGAGCCGATCGCTCGTGGTCTCTTTGTCTCCGAAGACAAATTCGATCACAAGCACCCCGAGAATCTCCAGTGGCAAGAGATTCGCGTCTACGCGCCACCGGAGAATGGGGAGAAATACACGATGGGCATTGATACGGACATTGCCTATGAGTCCGTCGACGCCGATGCGACCGTCGCACAGATCGTACGCTTCCGTGACAACAAGCTCGTCTGTACCTACGAAGCGCGCGTTCCATCGCATATGCTCATCAACCAGCTCTATTTTATCTATCGGTGGTACTGGAATTGCTATTACGCGATGGAACTCAAAGGCATGGGATACGATCTCATCCGTCGTTGCATCGACCGAGGAATGCAGAACGTCCACTACTGGAAGCGCTACGACGCCGACCATCCGGAATCGACCAAATATCCAGGCTGGGAAACGAGTGGAAGAACGCGACCGCTCATGGACCAGACGATGACCGAAGTCATCTGCCGTCGCGATCGCGAGACCGGAAAGCCAGACCCCGACATCATCATTCCCGACCGAAAGACGCTCCACGAGATACGCAATCTCGGGCGAGAGCCAAGCGGTTCGTTCAAGTCACGTAATGGCAAGGATGATCACTACGACGCTCTAGCGATTGCTGTCTGCATCCAGCGTGATCCGTACTCCGGTCTCCATCGGACCAAACAGATCGACGAAAAACAAAAACGCGAAGAGTTCGAGAAGAGTTTTGCTCAGATGACGAGGTTCGCTCCTAAGGAGAGAAACCGACCTGATCTCGCGAACTTATGACCCACTTTGCCCACCCGCTTTGCCCACCCGCTTTGCCCAGAAGTTTCCGATCTCTTCCCTCCCGGCGATTTCGACGCGGAATCCGTGTTTCTCGAGAAACTCCGAGAGATGAAACGCCCCGATCTTCCCTGGCAGATTCTGAAGCTCGGTAGCACTCCTATCGATTGATGTGTGGTACTCTCCCGCGATCTCATCAACGTGGTCGAGTTTCGTGCAGGTGTAGAGAATTGGCCACTCTCCTCCTTCGCAGTCAATCTTCAGGAATCGCACACGCTCACCATTCGGGCAGGCGTCTTCGATGATCTGATCGAGCGATATAGACGGGACCTCGGCTCCGACGACTCCGAATGAGTTCCATGCGCCATTATATCGATACGTCTTCGAACGATATCCATCACCACGTACAACCGCCGCATGATGTAGAGCGATCGAATCATCCAACCAGGGCTTCAGATTTTCTTGAGCTGCATCCATGTGCCAGGGATCAATCTCGAAGGCGTAAATGTGACGTGATCCGCTCACGTGTGCTGCATATGATAATGAACCGATGTGCGCACCGATATCGATAACAATGTCCCACTCATTTAGCTTGCGTGGTAAGCGGTACTCGTTATCGACGACGCAGGCATGCCAGGTGTCTTTCTCGGATTGGGTCCGATAAACGCGCGGCTTGAGTTCCTCCGGTCCGCACCAATTTCGGTCAAACTTTTCCGATTCAGGATGAGTCTCAAGACGCTCCACTCGCGCCGATGAATATATCGTTTCAGCGTACGACTTTAGGATTGCCAGCCGCTCCTCGAATGGATACGACGGCGCGGTCACGATCCAGTCACCGGGCTCGTATTGGACTTGATCCTCCAATCCCTCCCACCCGTGGTAACGAGCATTATGATAGCAATGTCCGACTTCTTTTGCAGGACGCAAATGCCCCTCATAACCGAACACCAAACTGAACGGCGGGACGCCAAGGAGCTGCGTCATGACATCTTGATCGCTTGCGCCGTGCGGCTCCATCTGAAGAACAACGTTATGCGGCGGACCGAGATTCTCTCGCACCGTGATTTTCCCACGCTCTTGCGCAAGCCTCTGGACCACGAGAAGAGCATTTCGTACCTCGGGGACACAGCGCGCGATCCAAAATCCGCTACACGGACCTGACGGATCATAGGACCAGGTGAAGTATCTTCCGTTGCAAACGTCCTCGATCTTGATGTCGTGGTTCATCACGATCGCGTCAATGTCGAGAAACATCACTGCAGAGTGCGTATCGTAAACCTGCATAAAGAGATCAATTTTCCCGCGGTCTCCATAGTCTCGCAGGTTCTCCGGATCGGCAGTGTATGTGCCCGTGTGCAGGGTGTATCCCCACCTATCTGCATACGCGCGCAGGATCGGCACCGTTACGTCGGCGATCGGTTGATACTTCGCGTCCCAGGAGGTGATAATGGCAATCTTGCTCATGCTGATCGTTCATGCCCGCAGGCGTCAACGATGGAGGGACCGCGCTCGGCGTTCTCATGAAAGCGCCCGTCCCAAAACGGAAACTCCGGCTTCACCGGCCACGGACCTTCCTTGCGTCCACGTATTGATGGGAAAGCGGAACCGCGTGTTGCGCCGACGACCGCACGTACTTCTTCAACCGGAACGTTCGGGTTTACCGCGAGCCACGATTCCATCGCGTCGGATGACTCCAGGCAATAGCCGTGAACGCGGCGCACCGCCGATCCGAGGCCGCCTTTTTCTGGGTTGGTCACGGAGCGACTCGGTTCTTCAGGCGGCGAAAGCACGCGTTGAATCCCTCGCGGAAGGCGACTCGCGGGTCGAGCGGGACATCGACTTCGTTCGTTTCCGGGTTCGCGAAGTGCGCCTCCTCCGCAGCCTTACGGTCGGGAATGTATTTGATCGGCAGGTCGTCTTTCGGTCTTGAAGTCATACTGCTATATTAGCATAGTGACGAAGTAATTCGCTGCGGCGCGGCTCCTCAATACCCGCGGCATGGAAGGCGAAGTCCCCAGGCTCCCATTGATTGATGTAGAGACCTAGCTCGCCAAGTCTCCACCCCTTCTCAGCATAGTCCATTGAGTTGAAGACGCGGCCGGGAACTTCTTTATAGATGCTACGGTGCGGTTCCATGAGGGCGGTCTGAGCCAGGCCAGTTTGATCTCCCCATCCGGAAACCACGCTCAGATTATTTGCGACCGTCATGAATAGATTTGCTTCTGCCGAAAAACGCGCGAGAAAGAACCCTGAATTTATGCCGTTGACGTCAACTCCAATCAAGTAATGAATACTGCGCGGCATGTGCTCATATACCATGTTCTCGATTCGGCGACTGCTATTTGTTATGACGAGATCGCTGTCTGCCCAAGCGTATATGTCGTCCGGCCCGAACTGCCCGCTCGCGAAGGCGTACTGGTAGAGCGCGACCTTGCAGGCATCCTTGTCGGTGCGATTCGGGTCGTAGAAGAAGACGTATTCGTGCTTCGTGCAGTATCGCTCGACGCTCGGGCGCGTTATGTCGGCCAGGACTTGGTACTCGGGACCGTGAGCGGTACAGATGACGACGCGCATCAGAGAAGACCGTACCGTTCCACCCATTGCTTTGAGAGTTCGATCCGCTTCTCGATGGACATAGCGCTCAAGTGCAACGCGAAATCCCCCTCGCCCCACTCATACGGCTTGCGTGCTCGTTCAGGAATATGCGTATAGGTATCAGGAGTCATCGCACAAAGCGACTTGACCGAGTGGTACCAAATTAGCCATTGGTACGGCGGGGTCTCGAGGAACATGCGCATACTCAGTTGGTCCGACCAATCGTCAGTCATAAAGTAGCGCATACCAGCTTCTCCGTTTGCATACGAAAATCCAAGCGTCTGAGACGAACGGCGCATCATAATCACCGTTGCGTGCAGTCCATTTACATCATACGTAAGAATAATGTCTCCGAGGAATCCACGTCCATCTTCGCCGATTCCATCTTCTGCGAGTTTTCCGTTGAAGAATTTCTCTAGCGGAATATCATAGTTCGTGATAAGCAGATCGCTATCGAACCAAACAACGTGATCATATTCCTTACCGCAAGCATCCGCGTCGAGAAAGTGCTGAAACAGCAGGAACTTGATCTTATATTTGATCGGCACATAGTTTCCGATCGGATCGCCTCGACGTGTCGGTCGAACGAGCTCATAGAGATCAGAGACGTCGAGATGGTAATCATACCCGTGTCGTTGCGCGTACTTGCGGTGCGTTGCGCAAACGACCTCCGCAAGGTCCGCCCACGTTGCGCCGACGTCGTCCGGGCGGCGTGGTGGGATCGAGCAGACGATGAGCGTCTTCCCTTTAGCCACGAGCTCGCTCGCGCATCTCGACGGCACGAATTTTGCAGACATTCTCGTAGACATGTTGCCGAGTTTCTATCGGATCGTGATAGTCTCCGGTCACGTCGGTATCGCAGGTCACGCGATAGTCGACCCCTCGGAACGTATATCCGCGGCTATTGTATGTGCGTGGCGTAGAGGTGCAGACGACTTCAGGTCTCGCTTCCTCGTCGTAAACGTCATGTTCTCCGCGGGTCGCTGCGGCGAGTGCCTGTCCACCAGATTCCGAACCAATCCATGCCCGGCAATCATGGATCATGTCGAGGTATTCATAGATCGACGACACGCGGTAGCTTTGAAGTGCAATCTGCGGAACGTGGATACTGATTCCCTTGTGGAAAAGAACCTGCAGCATTGGAGCATTGCGAAAGCGTCCATTCATCATACGAATGGCTTCGCTCAAGCCACGGACACCGATATTCGAAGATACGGCTGAGAAATCAACGAGCACGGTATTTTTAAGATTTATCATTGATGGATTGGGCTTGTAATAGATCTTCGGCGCAATCCCGTATGGCCCGGGAAGACCATGTGCGCGTTCCATAACCTCGATCGAACGGCAACCGGCCAGGCGATTTGAAATCTCATAGAAGCTGCCTTGGCGGACGTATCCCGCGTTGGGCTTTTTATCAGAGAGCCCCTTGATAAAGGGATTGCGCGCCCAAAGAAGATCGTATATTTCATCGTTGCTCGCTGCATTGTCTTTATCGAGATAGACATTGTATCCGAGTTTTGAGAAGCGCTCGGGAAGGGTTGTGTAGACGCTGTGATCTCCCAGTCCTAAAAGGGGACCCGTCGTAAGGACGATATCCCCCTTGGGAAGTGCTGGCTCCAGAATCTCCGCTAGTTGTTCGGGATTCACGCGGATTCTTTCGCTATCTCCCAGCCGTTCTCGCCGCGCTGCATCTTCATCTTCGGAATGCTGGCAAGGATATCGATCTGGTTGATGACGCGGACTTCTCGTCCGACGATTGCGAGCGCGCGTCCCCTGGCGTTGTAATCGAAAAAGACGACATCTCCCGGCTCAAAAAACATCGGGACACTCGACCATGGTCGGATGAGCTGAGGCATTTCGGTCTCGTTTCCCTCGTCGTCTCTGATGTGTTCATATGCCATAACGGCGTGATCCGAAAGTCCGAGCAGGTGCCCATTTCCGCAACTCACGATGATACCAGCACGCACGCCGCGTTGCTCAACTTGCGGAGGAGCCATGGGGTCCATAGGATTGATTTGTGGTTGCTGCGTGACGATGAGAAGTGATCCCAGCTTGATCTTTTCGTCGATGGTAACTTCTTCGACGATATAGCGATCTCCGAGCGGGTCGATATCTTCTGGGTTGACCTCATGGATTTTCAGCTCGAATTTCTCGGCGGTTGCGATCTTGAGTCGCTGGTCGGCCACGGTCATGTTATGCGGTACTCCCTGAATAGAGACGAGAGGCGGTGCGGGCTTTTCGAAAATCGGGGCAGTCTTCGGCGTCGCCCATGTAGACACGTACGATGCTTTTGGCGTCGCAATGCAAATGCACGTCTTTGTCGATACGGACCTTCTCGGGCGTGATGGGTTTACACTCAGCGCCGGTTCCGGGGCAGAGGGCGAGATCGATCATCGTTTCCTTTCGGCTTGATCCTGCATCTTCACGATACGCAGGAAGCTTTCGAAGGTTCCCATATCGCTGCGCTGCCCTTCGAGCTCTGAGAGCATATCGAGTGATTTCAGGCTTGCAGCGGGGTTTGCAGAATACGCGTGCATACGAAGCAGGTTGATGCGCGCAGCGAGCGCGACGTCATTGGCTTCGAGTTGATCGGCGAGTTCGGTGTTTCCGAATCCTGTTCTGACGTCGGCTTGCAACTCGAGTCGGCGCGCGCGTGCTTCTTCGAGGGAGATACCGTAGATATCGGCGAGTGCGCGTTCTTGATCGCCACCATATGTAATGAGTGAATCGAGATATTTCTTGTAGCGCGTCTCGCGCATTTTCATCTCGCGTCGGACTTCATCGCGCGTTTGGATGTCGTCCTTGGTCATCTTGCGTGTGAGACGCATCGGCGCTTCGGTGACAACCTTGGTCACTTTTCCGGGAATGGCTCCGGGAGCGGGTGCGTAGGGATCGACCTCATGCTCGCGATGCTTAACGGGTTGAGGGACTGGAAGCGCCATGATTTCGTTGCTTGTCATTTGGTCGTCGCCGCGGGGCTTGCGTCGACCGGCCATCAGGTCCCGATGACCTCGAGGCCTTCAGCGTCGGGCTGTTCATTGAACGGCTCGATCGGCGTGCCTCCGAAGATTTCGCGCATTTGGTCGATGGGTGATGGCTGCTTGGGTCGTTCGGACGGTTTTTGTTCCGGCAGGCCTGGAATCTTCATGCGGCGCTCGCGTATGTCGTCGGCTTTGGCAAGGACGCTGGCGATGCGGCGGTCGATGCGGTCATCGACCTGTTCGGTGACCTTGAGGGCGTTTGCCATCGGGAGCGTCGCTCGCGCGAAGAGAACGAGCGTCGCCGCCCAGCCTCCCAGGGCCGCGAAGGTAAGGAGCGCCCAAAGCTGCGCCTCGGTCATACGGTAACGCTCTCCTCGGCGAGTAGGCTGATAAGCATCGAGAGAATCTCATTCCCGATCGAGCGCCGGTTTTGCTTCGCGCGCGCCTCAAGCGCGGAACGGAGTTCACCCGACACCTCTGAGAAGTGAACGGTCCAGCGCCCATCGTTCTCCATATGTGCCCATATTGACGCAGTCTTGGGCACATGTCAAGGGAAGGAACCGCCCCTTCGGGCACGAAAAAGCCCGCTTCGGATCTGGCTCAACAGTATCGCCCGAGGCTGGCCGGGTTAGGGGCTGGCCTTCAGGATCGCGTCGGCTTGGCGGCGGAAGAGTTCGTAGAGCTGGGCCTGGTATTGGGAGCGTGCGGCGGGATCGGGGATATGGCGCGCGCGGTTGTAGGACTGCTGAAAGCGGTCAAAGATGCGGTTGAGGGCATGCTGCTGTGCCGGGTTCCCCTGGCCGTATTGGTAGCCGCCGGCGAGGTTTGAGAGTGCGCGCCCCGGGGCGCCGCCAGCCGCCTCGCCAACGCCATGCGCGATACCGCGGATGAGCGGGGCGAACGGGACGCCGTTCTCGGCGGCATACTGGGCGACTTGCGCGAGCTTGGTCGAGGTCGGTGCGTAGCGGTCGTACATGACGTTCTGCGCCGGGGTGACGCCGGGCTCTTGGGGTTCCTGGTTGGCGTGCTGCTCGAGAGCGGTCAGGGCGATGTTGAGAGCCGGCGTAAGGTGATACTTCGCATCATTGATTGCGCCTCCGATGTTGCCGGTGGCCGCTTCGAGCGGGGCCTCGAGGCGTTTCTGTGGCATCGGGAGCGATTGATACTGCGGCTGGCCTTCCTTGTCGGTGCCCGTATAGAGCGTGTACGGAGATTCCTTACCGACGTTCGGGTCGCCGGCAAGTTCGTTGTGTGTCAGGATGCCCTGGAGCGGCGCGGTGGTCCACTTCGGAGCGGTCGCCAGGGACTGGGCCCAGAACGGGATCACGGTCTTGGTCCAAGGGTAGAAGAAGAACGCCCGCGAGACGCCCTGTTCGGCCTTGGTGATGTTTCCGTAATCGCCGAAGGCCTTGCGCACGAGTTCCCCGGCGCGCGCTTTGTCGGTTCCCTTGGCGACCAGCGATGCCCACATCTCGGTCGCCATGCGCCGCTCCATGGTATCGAAGACGATCTTGCGGTTGATCTCCGCGGCGCGCGAGGTGACCCAGTCCGCGGCGGCGCCGACCTTGCCGATGCCCTGGCTTTGATGGATCGCCTCGGGAAGGCTTTGGACCAGGCGGTTTTGGTTGGAGCCGATGGAGGAGTTCGAGAGCGGGGCGTGCGCTCCGTAACGCGCCGCCTCGGTGTCGAGTGGGGAATCGCGAAAGACGGTGGCGAGCCGTCGGACGTCGCCGCCACCGCCGAGATACGCCCAGAGCAGGTTATAGAAGGGGTGGACGATCGGATTGGTGAGGATTCCGATGCGGAAGAGCGCGTTGTAGCGATCGATCCAGGCGCCGAGTCCCTCAGCGTCCTTGGGTGGCGCGCCGTGGTCGGTCAGGTATTTCACCACCTCAGGCTTGACGTCGGTGTACTTCATGCGATCGAGGTTGGAGAGCCCGGGAACGTTCTTGACCGGAATGTAGCCTTGGGGAGTGAGGCTGGCGCGATACTTCGACCACAGCGAGTTGGGATTGCCTTCGGACATCATCTCGATCGCGTAGCGGTCTCGTAGCGTGCGATAGGCGTCGGCGATGGGGCGCTGGGGATCGGCGATCTTCTGAGCCAGGTCCACGCCGCGCTGAAGGGTTTTCATCTGCAGGCCGCCGACGCGCGCGGAGAGTCGCTGGGCAACGGTGCGAATGCGGTCGGCATTCTCGGCGGCGTTTCCGTGAATCTGCTGGATGCGGCGGTTGACCGAAGGCGCGACGGTCTCGCCTATCGCTCCGGCGCGTCCGACTTGGCCGGTCTCGCGGTTGGCGAGCGTCTTGATCGACTCGCCGACGCGTCCTGCGGTGGTGTTGAGTTCGTCCTCGGTGGAGCGCTTGATCTGGGCGAGCCCTCCGCCGCGCTGGAGTTCGGAGAGGCGGCCCTTGAGTTTGTCGGCGTCGGCGAAGTTGCGCTGTGCGATTGCTTGGACATCTTGCGGGGAGAGTCCGAATTGGGATCCGATCTTGCGCGCGGCGCGTGCGGCGGCGGCGATGCGTGCGCGCTTCATGGCGGTATCGCGGGCGGCTTGGAGCGCCTCGGCGCCGGTCTTGCCGGCGAAGGCGATTTCGTGCGCGGCGCTGGTGGTGGCGAGATTCTTGATGAAATCGTCGAGGGCGACGTTGCCGCTGACGCGGTTAAGGTGTGAGACGAGCTGCTGATGGGGCGAGAAGTCCGCTTTCAGGCGCGCCTTGCCCTTGGCGACGGCGTCGAGCACCTCATCGTAGGTGTGATAGACCTTCTCTTTCATGGTCGGCGCACCATAGCGCATTTCGCCCGAGGCGCCCACGCGAGGCGCGCCGCCCATGGCGACGTCGCGAGCGGTCTGGGGTCGCTCGTAGGCGCCGCGCATGTTGAAGTAGTTCTCGTGCTCTTGGTGGAGCATCCCGAGCTGGCGCTGCAGCGCATCGGTTTGGTCGATGATTTCACGGTAGCGATCGGCGCGCGCTTGCAGGTCGGCGTCGGAGAGGCCGGAGGATCGCATGACGGCCTTGGGTGCGCCGCCGGTGGCGCGCCGGAGAATCTCGTCCTCCTCGTCTCGGGTGGTACCCCCGACGCCGAGCTTTCCGGGATTGCCGAAGATGCTCATGGCGACGGCGTCGTTGGCCTTCTTGGCTTCGGCGGCGGCGGCATGCGACTGGAAGCCCATCATGCGCGTCGCGTCCCCTCCGGCCTTCTTGAGGGGGTTGTACCGATCGAAGGTGGCCGCCAGGGCTTGGCTCACCTTCTCCACGGCAGGTCCGACGATGGGAGCGGCTTTGAGGGCGCTTCCGGCGATCTCCGCTCCGCGGCCAAGCACTTCGCCGGTGAGAAGGTTTCCCGGATTGACAAACTCGGTTGCGAAATCGGCGGTACCTGAAACCCAGGGATGATTCAGAAGAAATTGAGCGGCGGCCTTGCGTCCCGCGCCGGCGGTGGGATCGTTGAGAACGCGCTGCAGGGAGCCCTTGCGGAAGTAGACGTCGTTTTCGGAGACGTTGGCAAGCGCGCCGGGGATGTTTTTCCATCCTCCGCCGGCAGCGAGGTCCTCGTGAATGCGGCCCAGGCCTTTGCCCGAGAGCACGTTCTCGGTGACGGCGAGGGGAAGGTCGATGGCATTGGAGATGGTTCCCAAGACCGAGCCCGCGCCGCGCGCTGCGCCGGCGAAGCCGCCGGAGGCTGGCTGGCTTGGTGTGGTTGCGTGCGCGGCCTTCTTCTGTGCGGCGAGCGCGTCGAGTCCGGCGAATTCCGAGCCCGCGCCGCGCGCTGCGCCGGCGAAGCCGCCGGAGGCTGGCTGGCTTGGTGTGGTTGCGTGTGCGGCTTTCTTCTGTGCGGCGAGCGCGTCGAGTCCGGCGAAGCCGCTCATATGGCCGGAATCAGGTCAGGCTGCTCTTCCGGTACGGGAGACGGCGTGACCGGTGCGGGGTTGGCGAGGCTTTTTTTGATCTCGCTGAGGACTTGGGGATCGGTGGGATCGAGTCCGATGGAGCGGGCGTGATCGACCAGCGCCTTGACCTTGGGCTGCGCGAGGTCGAGTCCGGCGGCCTTGAGCGGATCGATCTTGGGGGCGGTTTTGGGGAGCGCGTAGGTGAGGTTGGGGATGGCATAGCCTTGCGAGCGCAGGTTGAGTGTTGAGGCGCGTCCGCGTTCGAGGAGCAGTTCTTTGGCGGTCTGGTCGGGGATTTGTTCGGCGTACCATTCGGCACGGGCTTGGGGGTTGGGGTCGCGGTCGATCTTGGGAAAGATGGTGGGGAGTGCTTTGGCCGATGCGGCAGAGAGCGTGGGCATCATGACGGGCTGGGGTTTTCCGGTAGAATCGAAGACAGGATTTCCCTGGGCGTCTTTTTGGTAGATGGGATGTCCATCGGCGTCATGGGCGAGGACGGGCTTGAGAGCCTTGATCCAGTTCTGTCGGAACGAGATCGAGCTGCGGGTGGCTTCGTCTTGGAGTCCGGCGAGGCGGTTGGCATCGCCGCGAATGGCGCGTGCGTCTTCGTGCGCGACGCGATATTCCTCGCGGGCATTTTCGTTTCGCTCGCGCGTCTGTGCCAGTCCGACCTCGGTGCTTAGGCGCAAGTTCTCGCGTGCATCTTGGTGATTTTGGGTATAGCTCGCGATCTCGAGCGCGCGGACGTTGTTGGCGTCATCGAGGGCGCGCTTGTTGTAGTCTTCGGCTTGGGTGGCGAAGTTTTGGGCGATGGTGGTGGCGCCCATTTGTTGGGCGCGGGTCGCCAGTTGCCGATAGGCTTGGGCGTAGCCGTCGTTGGAGGGCGGTTGCCCTTTGGGGAGCAGGCTCTCGACGGGGGGAAAGGGGAGGGGCTTGCCGTCGGGGCCGATACCTTGTGCGCGCAGTTCGTTCTGCTGCTGGTAGCGGGCCTGATCGTTGGTGAACTTGATCTGTGCGGCGTCTTGGGCGGCCTTATAGTTTTGCTGCTGATTCGCGAGATCGACCTGGATGTTTTCTTTTTGGGAGGCGTATTGTTGTTGGTCTTGCTGCTCGCGCCGATCGTAATTCTGCTGTGCGCCTTGGTTGAGTCCTTGCGCGAAGCCCGCGGCGGCCTTGGCGATGGGGGCGCCCGGGAAAAGAACCCCGAGGCCGAGCGCGAGGTATTCGAGGCCTTTCTTGGGTGGCTGGTATTGCGTGGGGGTGAAGGTCGCGGTGTTTTCGTGGGGGAGGGGAGCCGCGGGTGGTTGCAGCTCGGGCGGCTTTTGAATCGGCGGGATCGGCTGCGCCGAAGGCGCCGCTGCGAGGGGCGCGGGTTGCGCTTGGGGATTGGGCGGTGGGGGGGGCTTGGAAGGGGTCTGCAGGCCGCCACCGGCTGCGACGGGGGCCTGCTGTTGCACGGTGCGTAGGGCGAGGGTGCCGGCCTTGCGTTTGTCGTCGCGCTTTTGGTTGTGGCGCTGGCGTGCGAGGTCGGCGGGGGAGGGAGGCGGCATCACCGACATGGGGCGATCTCCTTACGCAACCACAGATGGGTTGGAAAGCAGGCCGCCGGCGGCGGACCCAAGGCCTCCGAGCGCGGATCCTTGGGATTGTTCCGCGCCTTGGGCGGCGCTGCCCGTGGCCGACCCGATTGATCCGATGGCGGTGCCGTAGCCACTCTCGATGCCAGAGTTGGGAGCATAGCTTCCCAGGTAGGCGTTCTCGAGGGTGTTATAGTTTTGCTCTCCGTATCCCAGCAGTGCGCTCTGGTAGCTGTTATAGGCGTTGAAGTTCGCGTTCTGATCGGCGGCATAATACCCGGCATTCGTATTCGTTGCCGCGTTTTGATATTGCTGATTGGCGAGAATATCTTGCTGGCTATATCCGGCGCCGGCTTGCTGTGCGGCGTTGAGATACTGCTGATTGGCGGATATGTCTTGCTGCGCGTATCCGGCATTGGCAAGGTTCGCCGTATTGAGCGCTCCCTGATTGGAAAGCAGTCCCTGCTGAACGTAGTCAGCGTTCTGAGAGTTCGCCGCGTTGAGTGCTCCCTGATTCGACAGCAGTCCCGCCTGAACGTAGCCCGCGTTCTGAGATGCTGCGGTGTTCTGTGCCGCCTGATTTCCCTGAACGTCCTGCTGCGTGTATCCATACCCTTGAGAGATCAGCGGCTCGGTACCGCTTGCCAGAGCCGAGGCCTGCTGCCCCGCAAGCTGATTCCCAAGATACGCCGCTGATCCCGAGCTCGAAATGCCGCGCGCCGCCAGAGAATCTTGCAACGACTGATTCTGCGACTGGAATTGCGGAGCGAGCGCCGTATTCAACTCGTTTTCGTACGATTGCAGATAGGCGTCGTTTTGATTGGGATTGACCAGCGACGCCTGCATCTGCGCCTGATACGGGTTGACCAGCGACGCCTGCATCTGCGCCTGATACGGGTTGACCAGCGATGCCTGAGCCTGATTCTGATACGGATCAACCGTCGTCGCACCAACCGGGTTCCCCGAAGGATCGACCAGCGACGCGCTGACCGAGGGCGTCGCGCCAAAGCTCTGAATCGGCGCAGGAGCCGCTGCCCCAGGACCCGCCGTCGCCTCCGATGACGAAGGAGCATCGGAGGGCGCAGCACTTAAGAGCGACCCCGCACCAAAAGTAGCGCCCATCTGAGGATCTTCGCTGGCCGGAGCACCACTCATAAATGACATCTACGAACTCGACCCCGTATTGGCCGGATTCGCCGACGACGGACCCACATACGGCGCATTCGCTCCCACAGCAGGCGCAGGCGCAGCCGCCGCAGCAGCCGGTGGCGCCTGCGCAGCAGCTGCGTTCTGAGCCGCCTGCTGAGACGCCAACGAAAACGGATTGCTCATCGTCGGCGTCGAGGGCGTAAACGACTGCACACTCCCAGCATGCACCACCGGAGCACCACTCGACGACGATCCAAAGTTCGTCGTGTTCCCCGGACTCAACGCATACGACGACGGATTCTGACCACCAGCCGCCGCAAAAAAGGGATTCGCTCCCATCCCCGCTATCGCCGCACGCTGCTGACCCTCACCCGTGTTCACGTAATTCTCAAGCTGCGATATCTCCTGATTCGACATCCCCTGCACCGCACCACCAACCTGCTGACCCTGCTTCGTCGGAGAACTAAACACATCACCCACGCGGCACAAACTCCTTCGACAACGCCTCAGCTACAACCACATATCCACGATGCTCCAACATCGCCTTATGCGACTCATTCCCCAAACGCACCAACCCACCCAACGACATCACCACACCACGCTCGTCCGCAATCCGCTGCGCCAACAACTCCAACCACTCCGCCAATAACGACAACCCCGCACGACCACGCAACGTACCACGATCACACCACAACTCGTCCACCACCAAACCATACGGACGATCACGCACCACCGTGAACGCTACCACACCACCAACTCCATCACGAACTACCGCACCACAACCACCTGCCGAAAACTCAAACCACGGCATACCCCACTCACCAGCCAAACGAACCAACTCAACAGCGTCCTCAACACACATCTCATCCACTACCAAACCATCCAACAATCCCATCTCACAACACCATATATCATGACCCAACCAAGCAACCAACCACTCTACGATTTTTTTCAACGATATCCACTCTCAAGGTATATTCATCGATCGACGCGTGCCATCGGGTGGGCACGGGGGGGTTGCCGGGTCTCGCTCCGGCGTCACGCCTGCGGATCGGAACTGCGCGCGAGCAGGCCGACGCTCGCGACAAGGTAGCGCGACGCAGCAACAGCAGCCCCGGAACAGCGTCCGAGGCCCCGTTTTATGCAGCCACTGCATCGTTATGCGCGATCCGGCTCCTCACCACGACGATTCCCTCGTGAGGCACACAAACCGCAATTTGGCACCCTGACGCTCAGACCACGCTTGCCCGCGTGCCCGAATGCGGCCCTAGGAGGCGTTTTGCCGGAGGCGGATGACCTGGACATCACCCGAAACGTGAACAGGCAGTGCGCCGCAATCCCTTGCTACGACTAGCTTATAGTGTGTTGTTGTCGTGTGTAGTCACTCGACGACTGGGAGAGTGTGTGGCCAGGTTGGTGGTGCGGTGCAGGGGTGATGTGGTGTGTGGAGGTCGAGGAGTCGTGCGGCGTCGTTGCGTGCTTTGGTGCGTGCTTTGGTTTGTTTCGATCGGGTGTTGTTTCGGCGTTGGTGGGCGGTTGGTGGGTCTGCGAGGTGGACTGGTGGTAGATGGACGTAGGCGTATCCGTCGTGTGTGGGGATCCATCGATAGTCGTTTCCGCCGCCGTGTTTTGTGACGAGGCCGGCTTTGGCTAGCTGAATGAGGATGCGTCGGACTTGTGAGGAGCCGCCGAGGGCTCGTTTCCGTCGCCTGTAGAGGTCGAGAGCGGAGGGCCAGTATCCCTTGTCTCTGGCGTAGGCGATGAGGTGTCTGAGGACGGTAGCTGGTGTGACGTTGACGAGTCGTGCCATGGTGGGATGGTAGTGGTGTGGTGTTGTGGTGTCGAGAGCGCGGCGTGCTGCTCGCGTTGCTCGCTAGCCCGGAGTCGCGTTGGCGACTGAAGGTAGTGGTTTTGTCCTTCTGCGGGCGAGGCGCGTTGGTTTTGACGCGCTGGTGCTGCCGCAGGACCGGGGGGAGCCCGGCTCAGAGGTCGCTACTTCGCGTCGACGTGAGGACAGGCTCTGGCGCTGTCGCTTTCCTGGACCGGTTCTGAGCGGCCAAAGGCCTGCTCGTCCACCGCTCCGTGACGTCCACCTTGCGCGATCACTCCCACCTGTGGTACCATGATGGTACATCGACACAGAGGGCGCCTGGGCACGATGCAGCCCACGGCGCCCAGCACAATCCCGCTGGAGGGACCATGCACACCAATCGTATCACCGCCGCGCAAGCCAGCGCGCAAGCCCCCGACCTGATGACCACGCTGCCACACGGCTCCGATCTCCCGCGCGCGTGCGTGGAGTGCGACCAGCCCTGCCGATACCTGACCTGCGTCGACTGCGGCGAGGGCGCCTACGTCATCGATTGTGGGCACTATCAGCAGCCCGCCCACATCGCGGCGAGCGCGCACGGCGGCGACGCCGTCTGCGCTGGGTGCGAGATCACGCGCGACGAGCTCGCGATGACGGGCTCGCGATGACGGGCGGGCTGCTGATGAGCGCGCCCGTCATCCTCACCCGACTCGGCAAGGAGCACACACGATGACGACCACGACTCCGTCCACCCTGCACGCGTTCCACGGCGACGCCGCGAGCACGAGCGACCCGACGCAGATGGTCAGCGATCTCGAGGCCTCACTCAACGGCTCGCGCTGGATCACGATGCTCCGATGAGCGCCCCCTCACTCCATCTGCCCGGCGTCATCATGGACATCTACGTCAAGGCGCCCGTACGCAAACGCGACACGCACCAACGCGGCGCCGTCCTCGTCGCCGACATCTACCTCGGCGGCGGTGACTTTTTGACCTACACTGCTTTTGTTCCCGAGGATGAACAATGATCCGCGCAACCCTCGCCCTGCTCGCACTCGCCGCCATGACCTGGATCGGATGCGCGCTATGACCCGTGCGACCAAAGCCCCTCGTTGCGTTGATTGCGGACAACGCACCATCGACCCGCGTACCCTCGAGCCGCGCTGCACGCCCTGCGCGCAAATCCGCGCCACGAGCCGCATCCTCACCCGACTCGGCAAGGAGAACACACGATGACGACCACGACTCCGTCCACCCTGCGTGCCTTTCACGGCGACGCCGCGATTAAGACCGCGCTGCTCAAGCGCCTGCACGACGACGCCGATGAAGACCGTATCGTCAAAGGGCAGTACTGG